CGGTACTCCAGGTTGGAGCCGATGTTGCCTTGGCCTAAGGACATGAGCTGGACGGTCCAGCCCGTGCGGCGGCCTTCGGCGTCGGTCTCGATGGCCTTCTTGATCTGCGTGGCCATGTCCGCGCCGGTGCGGCGGTAGTTGTTCATCGAGCGGTCGTAGTAGAGCTTGAGCAGCTTGCGGCGGTGGGGGCGGAAGTAGAGGAGGAACTTGTCCGCCAGGTCGCGGACGCTCTGCGGGGGCAGGGTGTAGAGCTCCTTGAGGATGCGCAGGGTGTGCCCCGTCTGCTGGCCGAAGACCATCGAGAGCATGTTGCCCGCGTCCATCCCCGCCTCGATGGGGCGGCCGGGGTCGAGGTAGCGCAGGACGGTGCAGTCCTGTTCCCACCCGAAGGGATGCTTGTCTATCACGTCATTGAGGAAGCCGTCGGCATAGAAGTTCTTCATCGAGAGGTTGCAGTAGAACATCTGGGCGGCTTCGAGCTTGGGGATGACGGAAAGGATGTTCGTGGCCGCGCCCTCGAGCCCCTCGGCAAACTCGTCGTGGAACCAGTCTTCGCCCAGGATGTCCACGTTGACATACGAGGAGGAAATGAAGAAGAACGACACGCCGCGCCGCGTCTTTATCCACCGCTGTTCCCACCGCTGCATCGTGCGCCGGGCAAGCTGCATCAGCCGCTCGGCTTCGGAGACCTGCGGGCGCAGTTCGGCGCGGGTGCGGGCTTCGGCCTTCAGCCGC